CTGGTGTGGGTGTGGGTATCGGCATTATTTGCGTTTTTTGGTTTGCTTGAATAGGTCAAAAAGCGACATGATGACTGCGGTCGTCACTGCTATGATTGCGATGAATATGATGTATGGCTTCATGATATCAGAATCTCGATTGTTGAGTATGGACTTTTCACGAGGTGCATGTATCCGTTCGAAAGCTCAATGATCGTCGTGTTCGAAGTGCTTCCTTCATAGAAGGCCACTACTGACTCGACAAGGACGGCCATCTGTCTCTCGACGTATGTCTTCGGACGTGAGAGGGCTAGTTCTCTCATCACGCGGTCGCTGATTTCATCTACTGAGTCCTCCTGCTCGAAGAGTGCGATGCAGTGAAGGAAGTCGGCTTGTCTGTATGCCTGGTGTCCGTTGTGATTCATATCTGTATGTCTTGCTTGTTTCCTATTTGTAGCTGAAGCTCTTGTATGACCGCTCGGACGCAGTTGTCGCATCGTCTCATCGGCCTGCCGCTGACTCTCTCAAACCACTTGACTATCTCGTCCACTTGTTGACTGGTGAGCTTCCCGCTTTTGGGTAGTGAATTGATGAAGTCCTCGAGCATGTTCGTCTCTGTATCGGTTAGTCGGTACTTGCCCCACTTGCCGACCGGACAGGACTCGAAGCTCCACTTCGTCTTCTCTTTGACAAAGCAGCCGCAGAGTCGGACCTTCTTCTTGTAGTACTTCACCAGATTGAGGTCTTGAGTGTCGGTGTCTACATCAATCTCCTCCGGATTTACCAGACCGCCATGTGTGCCGGTGACGAGCCCCTTGAGGCTCATGCGTGTGCCGCAGGTTTCCTGCTCGGCATTGTAGAACTTGCACTTCCCGCATTCATTCAGCCTTGCTGTGCGGACCCTCGAGGGGACGTTGAGCTTGAACATTGTCTCGTATTTTTTTGATTGCGTTCTCGACTAGTTTATATAGTGCTCTCTTCGGTATGCCTGTCTCTTTGCTCACGACGTCGTACTTGAAGTCCTGCATCGCGTACAGTCTCAGGACGACCGCGTCAAGCTCTGGCATCAGTGAGATGTAGGCATCGACATACTCGTTGTCTATGCGTGCACCTATCCAGGGCGTCTCGGGTTCCATGTTTGAGACGTCCGTCTCAGTGCTCCATTGAGCAGCGAAGCGTCGGTACTTCTGGGCGTACTTCGTGTGCTTGCCGATCTTCATCAAAAAGAGCGACCTGTTCACGTACTCGTAGAGCTTGCCTCGACTGGCTACCTCTTCGGCTTGAGCTCTATGCTTGTCGAATATCTTGAGCAGAGTCTCAGAGAGGAGGTCTTCCCCGCGCACCACGTCTCTCTCGAGTCTGATGGCGTTCTCTCTCCACTGTGCGAAGTGAGTGTTCACAAGTGTCTCCAAAAGTTCGCGACGTTGCACTTTTTAGTCATATCTTCGCAAATGTAACGATACACGAGGGCGTTCGCCACTCTTGACGTGTTCAACTTATACACATGACTCTCGAAACATTCATTCTCGACCACTTCGGCACGAAGGAGCTCGCAGCACGTCGGCTCAAGATAGCCCGGTGGACGATGTACCGCTGGCTCAAAGACCCCGACAGCATTCAACTGAGATACTACAAGCGACTCGCTCAAATAACTGACTCTGATGTTCACACACTTATCACCTACGGCCCGGCACCTGCTCGAAGGACTGCTCGAAATAGTCGACAAGTCCACAGCGCGTAAAGTGCTGATGACGATGCAGCCACTGATTTCAGACCGACACTTCACCGATGTGAGTCGGATGCTCATCGAGCTGATGCCAGAGGCTGATCTTCCCGAGTATGATCTACTCATGAAGGCCATCGACCGCGAACCACAGGAGCTATTTGACATAGCATGTGAATGCGTCAATCGTGTGACTGGCACCACTGACGTCCATGTCATTCGAAGCCGTCGAGCTCGTGAAGTGATGAGCCGGTACTATGTCATCTTCGTAATGAGTGAAGAGATGCACTCAGTCGGACTCATAAGCTACGCCACACTCGGCAAGCTCTTCGACGGTGAAGTGCATCACGCGAGCATCATACACGCAAAGAAAATGATTTTTCAATATCTTGAGACTGATCAAGTGGTCAGAAAAGAGCTCAGCAATATCGCGAACCTGCTCATCGGCCACGGTCACTGGAGGACTGCCGCAAGAATTAAGAGCATCGAGCCCATATGGAAGACACCGAGCGTATAAAGACACTCAAGAATGAGCTCTTCCTGCTCATGGTCCGCAGATCACTCAGGCCATGCGTACAAGAGAACGGTCGCATGTGGTCAATCATGCGAGAGCTGTATGAGTTAAGCGGAGACGAAATATATAAACTATGAGTACATACCAACACAAGCCGAACACAGGCTCACTATTCAAGAACGACAAGAAGACGGACCCGAAGCACCCAGACTCGAGAGGCACTGCACTCATCGACGGCAAGCTCTACCGGATCAGTGGCTGGACTAAGGACGGGAAAGGTACGAAGTTCAGCTCGCTCGTCTTCCAGCTTGACAGTGAGAAGCCTCAGACATCTACTCCCACGAGTAACACAGCAAGCGACGACGGACTTCCCTGGTAGATGCCGAAAATCGACTTCCTTCCAAAGCAAGTGGAATGCTTCAGAGCGCTCACTATCGACTCACCGGTCGAGTGGGTGCTCTTTGGAGGAGGTCGTGGCGGCGCGAAGTCATTCACCGGATCAGTCTGGCAAATACAGCGACGGCTGAAGTATCCGGGCACGAGAGGCCTCATCGGACGCAGTAAACTCGACACGCTCAAAAAGACGACCCTCAAAACCTTCTTTGAGGTTTGTGGGCTGTATGGGCTCCGTATGGACAAAGACATCACGTTCAATGCTCAATCGAATGTGATCACGTTCTCGAATGGCAGCGAGATCCTGCTGAAGGACCTGTTCGCCTATCCTTCCGACCCCGAATTCCAGCAGTTGCAAGGTCTCGAACTTACGGATGCCTGGGTCGATGAGGCTGCACAGGTGTCCCGTCGTGCTGTGGAAGTCTTGAGCTCCTGCTTCCGATTTAAGATGAAGGAGTACGACCTCATGCCGAAGATGCTGCTCACATGTAACCCGCACAAGGGCTGGCTATATCATGAATTTTATGTGCCATGGAGGGACGGAGTGATGAGTCCGAAGCGTGCCTTCGTTCAGTCCCTGGCGAGTGAGAATCCACACCTCCCCTCCAGCTACCTCGATACGCTCGAAGACCTGCACGAGATTGACAGGCAACGTCTCAAGTATGGCATCTGGGAGTATGACGAGAGCGCCGACGGTCTTTTTGGTTATGAAGACATGAGCCATGCCTTCCGGGACGAGAAGCTGACGGGCGAGATGTATCTCACCTGCGACGTCGCTAGACTTGGTAAGGACAGGACAGTGATGGCTGTGTGGAGAGGGTTACAGTGTATTGAAATCCATGAACTAAGGAAGCAGCGTGTCGATGAAGTAGTGAGGGCCATCAGAGCACTTCAGTCAAAGCATCAGATTGAGACGCGGAACGTGATCGCAGATGCTGATGGCGTCGGTGGTGGACTCTGTGACGTCCTCCGTTGCCGGGAGTTTATGAATGGATCACGCGCTGTGCATCCGGAGCGCTTCGTTCACTTGAAAGCTGAGTGCTACTATAAGCTCGCGGAAAAAGTGGAAGCTCGTGCTATCGTGCTCCCAGTGAGTCATCGTGATACGATTATGAAGGAGCTCGATATGATTCGACGCAAACGTCCGGAGGCTGATGGCAAGCTGTCGGTGTCATCGAAGGAAGAAATCAGCCGCCAACACGGACTCTCTCCTGACTACGCCGACGCCATCATGATGAGGATGTTCTTCGAATTATATCCAAACTACGGCAAGTACAGCTACGGATAAAAAAAGGGCCCGAAGGCCCTCTGTAACATGTGACAACCGGTTACAATTTGTAACCACCTGTGACACTCACCACAGGAAGCGGACGCGTGCGTATTTGCCTCCCTCTCTCTCTGACAGGATGCCTCCACGCTCCTCGAGTAGTCGGAAGAGGATCGCGGTGTCACTCATGCGGTGACGGTAGCGTATGTCTTGAAACTGGTCGCTTTTTGTCTCGACCCAGGCTGCATCGTAGCGGTCGCGTAGCTCGTCGATGAAGGCTCGAGTGTTCCCTCTGAGACCTTTGTAGATGTTTGATGCGAGCGGAGCAGGTTCCGTGAACATGTCCGTCTGTTTTGAGGCCTTAATGATAGCCCCTACCTCTTCCGGTGACAGTGCGATGAGCACGCCGCCGTCATTTGTACTTGTGATTTTCATCTGTATGCTGAATTTTGAGTTATTTGCCAAAGTTCTCCGGAGACCGTTCTGAGTCTCTTCTGATTGTTTCGCTTGTCATCACGGAGTAACTGATGACGAAGCTGCCGAAGCTCTACGATGCGAGCCACTTCTTGCTCTGTGTAGATTCTCATGGTGCTAGTATTTGAAGTTCTACTTCCACGTCTCGCCAGTACTGAGCCATCTCATAGCCGCAGTGGTTCTGTATCTGTTCCACAAAGAGCAGAGCACAGCGTTGAGCGGCTTCTGACCTGTTTCTACGTCCTTTGAGCGACAAGTCCGGCACGACTTCATTGAGAAGGTCGTAGTACTCGTCATAGATGTTCAATGCGTGATCCTTTGCTGTCATTGGTATGTGTTAAAAAAGTGTTTGAGTATGTCCGCGTGCGGTTTATTTTGAAGTTCGGCATAGCCTCCCGATGCTTTGACCTTTTCAGCGACTCGTGAGATGCTCAAGTTCGTGCCTCCCCAGTTGACGGGGTTGTAATATATGAGCGTGTTCGGTCCGAAGTCAAGCTTCGAGTATTTGTCTCGAGTGCTGGGGTCGAGCAGGACGACGAGCGCGTAGTCTTGTCGATAGTTGGCAAGTACGTCGAGACCTCCGGCACTGAATCCGATGAGTCCTGTCGTCTTCGGGTCGATGTCTTTGAGCACTTGATTGAGCGGAGTGCCGTACTTGACTATATGGATCTCATAAGTCGACCACCACTTCGCAGGTATTTGAGCCTCTACCCATTGAGGAGTCGCGTAGTGCATACCTGCCCAGACGACGAGAGTGCAGAGCGCGTTCATGACTTTCCCTCCTTCTCTTGTGGTCTCCAGTTGACCTGCTCCTTCGCTATGTTTGCGAGGATTGTGCGCGTCAGGATATCACGATGAGCATCGCTCAGCTCGTGACTGGGGTCAATTTTGACCTCATAGTTGACGCTTCCGTTCGTGTGTCGTAAAAGTTCGAAGGAGTAGCTCGGCTGAGCTTCCTCTGATAGCGCGAGCGTGATACTGCCTCGGAAGTACTCCGTGCGCTTGTGTGGTTTGTTGTCGATTGTGATCATGTCTATGTATGTTTTAAGTGTTTGAGCTTTGTCTTGTACTGCTTGATGTAGTCCTTGATTTCGTCAATCGTCAGCGAGAGCCGTCCGTTCTTGAGTTCGTGAAGCTCCTCGTATGCCTTCATGCCGATGCGGTGAATAATGCGAGACCCGTACTCGATAAGGTTGCCGTGCTTGTGCTGGTTACATTCGACGCACTGGCCGTGCACGTTGTTCTCATTGAAGCGAAGGTTCGGATATGAGCCGACGCTGAAGTAGTGCCCGGCGTCGTACTTCCCCCTCAGCGGTTTCATGCAGCTGATGCAAGTGTACATCTTGTCGCGCTCCCGGATGTAGGCATTGAAGACCGTCTGGAACTCCTTCAAATAGTCTTGTCGAGTCTTAAGCTTCTCTCGCATCTCCTGAATCTTGAGCCTGTTCAACTTAGCGTTCACCGCTTTTGAGTTCTGAAGGATGCAGCTGACCTTTGTGCAGGTAGCCTGGAGCGTGCTCACTGTGGGCGTGAATAGGTCCTTGCATACCTTGCACTTTTTGCGCTTGCCTTCCTTCATGATTCAATCACATGAAGGAGATTCATGACGTGCCGAGGTATGCGAGTCAACTGTCTCCGGTGGTGTCTCCAGTCACGAGTCACGTGTCCGACCTTCTTGGCCGCATGTACTACATGGAAGAGCTCATTCTTTGAATTGATGACGTCATAGGTGCCGTCTGAGTTTCGGTATACTTTCATCTTTAAAAAGGTAAAATTTCGGTTCTTTGATTTGGATCTATGTACTGCATCACTTCAGCCTTGAATCGCATCCGAGCGATGCCTGTCGACCCGTTGCGCTGTTTGGCGACGATGTACTCGCCTAGGCCTGTCACGTCATTGCCGCCCTCGTCGCGTGTGATTCCATAGTAGTCAGGTCGGAACAGGAACACGACCACGTCGGCATCCTGCTCCAGGCTTCCAGACTCGCGAAGGTCTGAGAGCATCGGTCGCTTAGTTGCCCTGGCTTCCACTCCTCGCGATAGCTGGCTCAGTGCCACGACTGGTATGTCGCACTCTTTGGCCACGAGCTTCAGGTTCCGACTGATCATGCTAATCTCCTGCTCGCGGTTCTGTCCCTTATTGCGGAACTGGCTGCCGAGAGTCATGAGCTGCACGTAGTCGATGAAGACGATGCCGACCTTGTGCTTCTCGACCATGTTCTTCACTCGGGTGCGAAGGTCGAAGATTGAGACACCGGCAGTGTCGTCGATATAAATCGGCAGCTTGTTGAGTCGGTCCTTCGTGTGCTGGAAGAGACGCATCTCGTCTGTGTCGAGCCTGTACTTCATGACCTTCTGACCATCGAGTCCGCTGAGCATGCTGATCATGCGGAGAATGACTTGAGCGCTTGACATCTCCAGGCTAAAAAACAGGACCGGTATGCCGCGTTGTGCCATGTTCAGCATTTCGCTGATAGCCATCGCAGTCTTCCCCATTCCGGGACGTCCTGCCATGTACATGAGGTCCGTCTTCTGGTGGCCTCCGATGAGCTTGTCGATGCACTGGAGACCTGTCGACACACCACTCACTCCGCTCGCTTCCTTTTCACGTGAAATAACGGCCTCTGTGACCTTCTCAGTGAGTTCTCCGATGTGTGACACGGTCGTCTTGACGTTCGTTGAAAATATGCCTGTCATTTGCGACGAGAAGCGGTCAAACATCTCGAACACATCAGCGCTCGGGTCGTATGCTTGCTCGTTCACCTGGGCACTGATACGGGCAAACTCTCGCTTCATGTAGTGCTCGCTGAGCATGAGGCACCACTGCTCGAGATTTGCCGACGATGCGACGCGTGAGGTGAGGCCTGCGATGTATGCGGGGCCTCCGGACTGATCCAGTAGGCGCTTTTTGCGGACGTGCTGCGTCACGGTCAGTATGTCAATCGGCTTGTTCTCGATGAACAGGTCAGCCATGGCCTCGAAGATAGTGGCGTGACGTCCGTCGTAGAAGCGCTCGGCGCTCAAGTTGGCGACTGCCGTGCTCATAGCTTTCGTGTCGAGCAGTATCGCCCCCAGCACGAGCTGCTCGAGCTCGATATCGTGTGAAGGTATTCGTGAGATCATACTGGTCTGTATTGGTCGGCAGGCTGCCATACAGCAGGTATGTCGCCGATAGCCGGGTTGTAATTAGTAGGGAGGACGACCTCCTTTGGTGCTTGTGGCTTGTGCTCTTCGCGAAACCATACGCCGCGCATCTTCTGCTTCCAGGCACGCACCGGCTCCCCGCGTGAGTCCTTCCAGCCTGCCTCGGCGTAGTAGTGGTATGCTTTGGTAGCTATCTCCACGCTGTATCCGTTCTCCTTGAAGAAGGTCTGAACTTCCTCAAGTGATGGCATGCGTGTGCTCTTCTCCTTAACACTTACACTATCACTTACACTTACACTTACATTACCACTTACACTTACATTACCGCTACGTTTGCTATCGTTTGCTACATCTTGCTTTCTTTTGGTAGTGTTTGGTAGCTTTTGGTAGCTTTTGCTAGCTTTTGCATGTCCTCCTTTACTACCTTGAGCTCTGCGTATGTTCGCAATACGTTCCCACTTTTCAGAGTCACGACTCCACTGATTAATGAAGGGGAGAAGAATACATCGTAGAAGGACATCTTCCGGCTGTTCGCCTGTGGTTTGATAGCGTCGCATAGCTTTGAACAGTTGACCTGCTTGCTCATCAGTGAGAGCATCCAGCACCGCGAGGCTATCGTGGTGAATTACGAAGGAGTTTTTCATGGAAAAAATACGACTACCGCACGCAATGGCGATCCCTCGCACGAATGTGCTCAAGCATCACGGCGGTAGTCTGTATTCAATGTTTTCATAAGAGATCGCGATACAATTATAGGTTACGTCCGTCAATGTTTGACCATGACTTTTCAACATTGCCCGTCCAGTCTTGAACATAGCGCTGCTTCCAGGTCTCCGCACGCTCCATTCGCTCGCAGAGTAGGTTCAGCGCTACGATGTCGGCCTCGATGCGTGCGTAGTGAAGACGACGGTGCTCCGGCTGACGAGGGTCGTAGCTGGCGAAATAGGCCGAGGTAGTCTGATGCACGAGCATGTTCATCTGAACCTGCCAGTAGTAGTCCTCGTTGATGTCGCGCAAGGTCTCGCCACCTGTGATTCTCGAGTGCATGAAGTGTGTCACGCTGTTATATGGGCACTTGATCTCCACGATCAGCAGAGGGTCCATCTCGCGGTCATAGATTATGGCATCAGCTGAGCATCCAGCGTACTCATTGAAGAGCTTGAATGACGGCTTCATGACCATACGAACCTCACCACGTGACTCGAACTCGAGACGCTTGTGGAGTTCATTCAGCGCATGCTCCTCCCACTCGTTGCCCCAGTCTATCGCTCGACCGTATGCGTCCTCCTGTGACTCACCTGTCACGATCTCCATGGCCTTCTGTATGACGTACTTCTCAGCGGCCTGCGATAGCTTCCCGGCTTCGCGGTCGGTCTTGCTGCGAGGTTCGCTCATGAGGTTGTGTACGGTGCTCGCCGTAAACTTACCCAGGCGAACTTTGTCCCAGGCTTCGGATTGTTGGCGTATCTCTTGTGCGTGCTTCAGCACGTCTGCGGTGTACTTGTTCATGCTTTGTTTGTGAGTAGATTTTCGATGTGTGCCTTCTGTTCTGGACTGATGAGTTCGGCGAGCTCTTCCATAGCTTGACGGATCTCGAACTCGTCCTCTCCCTTCTGGATGCTCTGCTCAATCAGCGCCATCGTGTGCTCCGGTAGCTTTGCGATAGGCACGTCCTTCCTCGTGATCTTGTAGGGCTTATAGGTGTCCTTGTTCTTTCGATTGAGGTCTCGACCGAATACCTTCCCCAGTGACTGGGCTGCGTTCTTCAGACACTCGGCCTTGAGCTTAGGGAAGGCCATATCGAGAGCGTTCGGCTTCTTGTTCGATGGCGACAGTGCCCACTGATTCCGGAGCTGCGGGTCGTCCTTAATTGAGTCCGGTACGCGGTCGACCATGATGACCACCGAAGCGGCACCGGTGCGACGGA